AACCTGCCAAATTTAAGATAGAAGCATCTGCAGACTCTTTTCCACCACTTCCCGGCTCCTGCTCAATCCACACAATAACATCTTTTCCATCAGCCTCAGCCACAGATTTCATTATTCTTTCTCTTTCGTGGGTGCCCCAACGTCCTCTTTTTACATCCAGAATTACCCAATGCCTATTTACCATTTGTGCCATCTTCACCCCAACAGTAAATGTTCCCGCATCTTGACTAGCAGCTTTGTCCCAATATCGAACTGTTCGAACCACGTCTACCGGATTAGGAGATTTGTCCACATACACAAAATGGTCAACACGAAACATTCCACCGCCAGGTGGGGTTGGGTCCTGCCCAATTTGCCCTGCATAACCATACTGCCCCAAGTCAGATTCCAAGTCTTCTAAGGTCTTCCATGTCAACCTATTAGGGTCGAGCAAGTCATTCACATAATGCTTGGCCAGTTCTGCAGGCTTCACCTTATCCTTATAATTCCGGATTTCTCCGGGCATACAAATATGCTTAACATTATCTTTTTGCTTGGCCAGAATGTGTCCGGTCGGATCATCCTGATGCAGTCTCTGCATTATTAGCAACGTCGGGGTTACTGCTTTATCGGTTTTCCTTGTCGAAAGGGTTTGTTCCATCCAACGGTTCGCGTTGGCCAGTTCCACCTCTGAAACTGCTTGTGTTGGATTCAAGGGATCGTCCACAATCAGAATATCCCCGTGAAACCCCGTCAATGTACCTCCTACTGACGTAGAATATCGATATCCCCCCTGCCTGACTCTTCCCCCTAACCCAGTTTCCTTCTTAGCTATCCTAAAGTTACTTTTAGTGTCCTTATCCTCTTTTATGGTAATGTCCGGATATACATCCAAAAATGCCGGAGATCGTATTAAATCCCGACAGTATTCCGCTGATTCCAATGATAGTGCTCCCGAATACGATGCCGTAATGAAGCGCATCCATTCCCACTTGGTCCAGCACCAGACCGGGAACATAATACTACACGTAATAGTTTTAGTGCTGCCTGGGGGGACATTTATCACTAAATCATACTCCCGCGCCTCACCACGTGACACGCGCTCTGCCAAAATCTCCAACTCCTTACATAAATACTCAATGTGCCAGTTCCCCTTAAAATCGTGAGCTGACACAAAATCCCAAAAATACTGTATAAACGTATATAAACTCCTATTATTGAGTTCCCTCTGCAAAAGCATAGGATTCTCCAGTAAATGTTGCATTACCTTCTCCTTAGATAGGGCTACTCCATTATTCTGCTCCACTATCTACCCCCGGCTTTAATTGCTTAATCCCTATCTGCTTTAACAACTGCATCTCTTCCGTACTAACCTTCGACAAATCAAACTGATTAATCTGAATATTCGTAGTCCCACCCTCACCAAGACCTTTCGGTGAAGCCGACCAGTTCTCCTTTTGCCTCATGCTTAACCATTTTGCTGCCGACCATGGATCTGGTAGTTTCCTCTTCTTTATCGTTATCGTAGTGGGAATACCATCAACCATCTTCGTAACCTCTTCCTCGTACTCATAACCAATTGCACATTTATATAAACTTGCAGCCACAGCACCATCAGCTGGCATTTCACCCATTGCTAAAGCCACAGCGAACTCCTTATGGTTCTTTTTCCAATTGTTTATGGTATTTACTGTGACACACATGACTGCTGCTATTTGTGCAAGGGATGCACCGAGTAGAGCCAGCTCCTGTACTTGCCTCGGACGATCAGAGTTATACTTACCGTACAAGTACCCCATGTCTTCATTCTCAATAATTGCATCGTTAAACTTGCCCATGTCTTTCTTCTTACTTTAAACTTTTAGAAAGATACGCATTATGTGTGCACGCCCGTAGGCGAGTTATCCACAAGTTATAAACCCACATGTGGCTATTTAACATGTGGGTTTTAGCCACAAGTTGGAAAGCGAGTTGTGGCTCTTCAAAAAAATTTTCAAAAATTATTGTAAGGATTGGTGTTTCCAAATTTTATTGTAAAAATTGTGGAGGGTGTGTTCAGCACCTCGTGCTTTATCGCACCGGCAGAACGACCCGCCCCCCTTTGCCTGGTTGCTCTCGGTCCCGGATCCCTGATCTATATAATTATAACTCGCTGTTACTGTTGCTGTTATTTGGTTTACATTATAAACTACTTTATAAAGCTAACTACTTTGGGGCTGTTGCGTTCAAAAATTATCGGCTTATACACAATATTTTTAAAGTATTGTTAAATTAGTTGTTAAAAGATTTGTTTATATGATATGCTATACCTACATTTGTATAGTAAGAATGCAGTAATTAAGAGTCTGCACCGGACACAAGGCAAGAGATACACTATACTAATTTAATACATAATACAATGATAGCACAAGACCACGATAACGAGATGTACGAAAGTATCACATTTACCAATGGTGTTACTGATCACTTTTATAGTGCCTACTTACATCATATTAATTTTATATGCGTATGTTATGGCCTGGATATAGATAAGTATACCGATTTTCTATATGCTGAGACTATTTACTCTAATAACTAACTAATCTATTTGCTTTACTTACTTAATACCTTATTACAATGATACATTTAAACGCATCTAAGCATATTAAAATACATTCCTTACTTAATACCTTATTACCTGCATTGCTTTGTTTACTTATTGGCTCTGCATTCCTTTATATGGGTATTGATATTTTTACCAGTACAGGGACCTTATTAGATAAAATTATGTTATCCCTTGTTTTATTTGTTAGTTCCTTTGGTTTTTATTTCCTCACTGGTATTATTGTAAAGGATGCTATTAGGGATTTTTGTAAGAAATAAACATTTATTATTATTGATATTTAATTTATAACCTAATTTAATACTTATTATTATGAACGATATTACAATGTACAACGATGAAGAGTTAAGCCTGTTATTTATGAATGATGAAAGTCTTTATAATGATTTTATGGCCTGTGTTAGACGTGGCCGTTTTGATTATCTGGAAGAGATAGTAAAAGATAATTTTATCTATACTTCTGAACAATTTACAGACCTGGAAGAGACATTTAACAATGAAATAGAAGAGTATAATAACTAATATTAATAAAGCTGGTATTTTTACCGGCTTATTTTGCCCGTTAAATTGATAACCTGGAAATAATAAAAGGTACAAGTTTGATTCTTGTTACGGGCGCAAAATTATAAACATTAACCAAACTTTAATACATACTATTATGATTAAAAAGGAACGCATAATTAAAAAGATTGAAGATAACAAAGAAATTCAAAAAGGTATTAATAAACTTAACTATTTTAATACTGAGGATTTTTATAATTCTGCAATCCGGTACATTAAAGCTATAAAACAAGGTAGAATTATTTGTACTATTGGTTCTGTTTCCTCATCCGGGATGAGTAGAACTATTAAGTTCCTGGAATGTAGCAAAGGAACGCATAATTACAACTATCTTAATTTCTTTGCCTTTTTTAAGGCTCTTAACTTTATAGAAGCTAGAAATAAAAACCATTATTTTAGTATTGGTGGTTGTGGTATGGATATGATCTTCCATACAAATTACACTATTATTCATAGATTGCATAGATTAGGCTTTATTAGTCGCAAAGAATGTGATTATTTGGCGCAACAAACTCCATCTGTTATATAGATTATTTATAAACATTAACCTATTTAATAACTACTATTATGAATAAAACTAACTTAAACATGCTTTTTGTGGATCTTTTGCCTTCTTATGCTTTTATTGCTACCATTGAACCAATGACAAAGAAAGAGTTTATAAAAGCCGTTATTCGCACCTATTCAAAAAGCAATACAAGGAATAATATATTTATTGCAGCCATTGAAAGATCTACATTTGATACAATAAGATTATCAAATGACAGATCCGCTATTTTATTTAATCAATAACCTGTAATATCTATTAAATTACCTGGTATATTATAAACATTAACCAAATTTATCTATTATGTACATTTTAATTCCTTTATCAATTATTATTTTATTAGCTCTAAAGACTTATAAAAGTGAATCGCAAAATGATGGCGAATTGAATTATTAATTATTACCTAATCTTTTTTATTATGATTAATGCAAATTTATATTTTAAACAGTCTGTAATTAGTAATATTTTAATGCTTACTGATTATTTACCGGCTTATTCCTATTCTTATGATGAGTTAATTAAATGCGATCTAAGCAATTTGGAAGCAATACGGGATAATATGATACCGGAATACAATAAGGTTGTTAAACAGGCTTAAATTAGCCTTAAACAAGCTTTAAATTGATAACCTGGTGATTAGTAATTAATAACCTAATAAATAGAAATTATGTTAAACTGTGACCAATGCAATATTATGTATATTAATGGTGTTAGATGTCATGAAACAGGCTGCCCGGATGCCTGGAAAGAGCCAAAAGAATGTAAATGGTGTGGATCTATATTTATACCAGATACAAAAGATCAAATTTGCTGTTCTGAAGATTGTGCAGAAGCATATAATAATTAATAAAATAAAGTTATGTCAAATCAAACCAAAATAGAAGCCTGTAATATGGTAAATAGATTAATCAAAATACATGGTAAAAATAGTAAAGTTATACGATTAAGGATATTAGATATTGTTAACTCTGAATATTACCATTGTTCTAATACTTATGTTACTGCAATGTGGGATGAATATAATAGTATTTTTCCCTCTTAATTAATAAATAATCAAACTATAGAAATAATGAAAAAAGTATTTACAAGCAAAGACGAAATTTCCCATCTTTGGGCATCTCAGGCACAAAATGAAGCTACAAATTCCGGACGCAATTTTTTCTATTCCGGCTTAACTATTTACTCTTATGGGTATCACTTTGCTATAGCTCAAATATATGCAAAGGATAATAATATAGTATTTGTTAACTC